GGGTTTTTCTTGCGACTTGACCGACTGGTGTTGTCTGCTTTTCCATATTCTCCTAATGGTTTTAAGAAAAGCACATGGGTTTCCGGAAAAACTCATTCCTAAAAAGATACTAAATATACTAACATAAAACTAATAAAATATTTTGATTAATATTATAAATTAAAATTATGATTAATATTGATTATTTTGTTTGCGCAGATATCAATTATGATATTGTTCAACTTAGCACTGTCGAACTATTATATGGGTGCGCCGATGCCTATTAAGACACACTGGCCTTCGCGCTGCCAGTTAACTATATTATATTATAAAATTGATTATGTTTTAAAAATAGTAAAAATATTATCCCATCACCATGTATTAAAGCATTAGATATCATTATTATTAATATAATTATAAAAGTGTAAAAATGAAATTTCGATATATATAACGATCAAAGAAAATCTATAAACTATTTAAAACTTTGTATTCTACTTTTCCTAAAAATCACTTTCATATTCACTTGGTGAACAATTTTCATAATTGTAAAACTTTGCGTTTTCCATTTCTATATCATGTTTTACAACCACTGCCATATCTTCATAATCCAGATTCCAAGAAAAATTTTTCTTTAACATTGCTGTATTTAATATTTTCCGGATTCTTTCATACTCGTCTTTGCCTCTATGAAAGGCAAACCTCATGGCAGTATTTATATTTGTATGAAATTGTTCTTCAAGTGTTAATTTGGATTCTGTGCTAATCCAATTGAATAAACCATAAATGATTGACTCATTTGGAATGGCACTATAACTGTTTGTATTGTTGTCGTATTTGAATTTATGTTTTAAGAATTGGCACTCACTTAAATTTTTAGCTTTCATTTCTGACTTTTTATCAGCTGCTGTAATTTCAAAACCTAATTTATTATAACCATCAATTATTTTTTCACGAGTAACAATACTCCTAAAAAGAGGTGATAGAGCTATCAATATATCATCAGCTGCTAAAACAAATCTAAGATGTTCATAGATTATACTAATGTTTGCTAAATCTTCTCTTGTTTCTTTAAGAATTCTAAAAACTATCAAACCAATGATTGCAATATGAATTTCGGAATTCTTCATAAATGTTGCGGGATGTCCAGATAACAAGCCATTTCTTTTCCTGTATATTATGTCTTCAAAAACCACTAAAGTGTCAGTAAAATCTACCGACAAACCTTTTAAAATCAATTCGATTTCGTTTTTTGTATATGGTGGTTTTTCATTTCTGCTATCATAAGCCATCATATATAGATCATATATTGCTGAGTCGCTTATGTGCATCAATTTGAGACAAATTTTTTCTTCCCAGGCTTTCACATCAAAATCATATACATGATCTGTAAACTTTAAATATTTGGCTATTTGGTCAAAATGTTGAAATGGATCTACACCTATTGCAAAAGGTGAAGCATAACCTAAAAACCAATTATTTTTATTTAAAGTATGTAAATCTTTTGTAAATTTATTTGATATTATTTGATGTATAAAATTACCGGATGCTACCGTCCTTGTTTTCGGTTCTTCGAATACCTTATCTGGATTAACTAATTCTTTCTTCCTAAATTCACATTTTAAATTATCGGGAACTAATTTATTAATATACATTGTTTCATAAAGGTATACGAAATCATGGACTTTTTGTTGTATGTGCCAATTTTTGTTGACTGTATCATATCTGATGAATGATGTTTTACCTATCACTCCTTTTTCAAATTTAAATGGAAGTCCAGCAGAAGTTGTACAATCTATTGATGAGCCTCCTAAAATTCTGGCTCCTGTTATTGCTGTTGTATTATCATATATTCTAAGAGAACATATTCCTTTAGTTGTCT